TCACTTAGTTTTTTCATAGTATTAAAATAGAAACGCCCCAGTGGTGGCCAACTCCACTGCTCCCTGTTGATTCAAGGGGTAACCTATACTGCTCGTATGCAGTAGGAAGGTAGTAGGACAAGATGTTCTCACTTGTTAATAACTGAGGACAGTTTCATAGGAAGGCTGTTTCCTTGCACGTAAAGGCACCTACAAGGCTGTTTCACACGTTACAAGGGTGTCGGTATATCTTGACATTCCTCGGAGCTCCTCGAGCAATTCTGAGGCGTCTATGCCCTTGTCCGTATTGTCGTATCCCACGCCTACAAAGATCTCGATCTTTCGATCCGAGGTCAACGCGACCAGCTCACCTCCTGTGATGTTGAGATCGTATCTCATTTCGTTAAGATCCGTAGCTCGATATATACAGGCGGTGTTGCTATTTTCGTGGCAGAGGTAGCGACCGTTTGCTAGTTTGATAAGGTAGTGTTTGTGTTCAGGTGTTTTCATAAGTGTATGTATGTTATTTGATTTGATTGTTTTATAAAACAGATTTGACCTTGTCCCAATAAGCTTCGGTGTGCGGTTTTTTCCAACCATTTGGGCCTCCGTTGTGGATGCGGACGATATCCTCCACAGTTACAGGTCTTCCTAGCCTCTTTTCCGTAGCATACCTATCCATATACGCAATAAAGATCTCGATGGCGGTCTCCCTATCGAAGGCATCCTTGTGTGTCCAGTCCTTGCCAGCATACTCGGCTGCATCTTGGACGTATTCAGCGTGCATCTGGAGGCAACCGTAGGCTAGACCGTAGTCGCCTATTGCGTTGTCGTCTCCGTTAGATTCGACGGCTATTATAGCAAGTATAAGTGTCATGTATGTCATAATGTATTGTGTGTGTGTGTGTGATTGTGTGTGATGTGACAGGCTCGTCAGTGCTGGAAGGTTACCAGCAGACGGTCTTACTACCGTTTCGGCCTAGTCTCGTTTATGGACAAGGTTTTGCACGCTTCCGACGTTGTTACTGCCGCCATAGATAAGAATCCCTATAGGATTGTTGTTCCTGTCTACAGGTTGATACCAGCTAATGTCATGGAACTCGCTCGCATCTTTTACGTAGTAAACTAGCACTCCATTGTCAGCTGCTTTCACGATTGAGCCGTCAGGCTTTCTGTCTTTAGCATTTGGAAAATATCCAGTGACGTGTGAGGTTTCAGCGAGTTTCATAAAAGCCCTGAAAGGGTTGCTGTCCTGACACCAGCCAAAGGCTGATATCACTACGTAAGTGCCACCTGCATTGTTGGTCAATGTGTCGGTGGTGGGTTTTTCTTGTGTGATTTTCATAGTATGTATTGTGTGTGTGTGGTTTATATTCCTGTAACAAAACAGATTTGATCCGCTACGGAATAAAACAGATTTGATTAACCGCGACATTTAGGTCAAGCAAAAAATTTTGGGCGGCCCTGTGTGGGCGGGCGGTCGGGCGGGCGGGCGGTCGGGCGGGCGGGCACAAAAAAGCGGGCCCCCATTACTCGAGGCCCGCCGTGTGCGTTTCGTTATTTAATGAGGGCGCCTGCTATCATGAGTATGGAAACGCATAGCAGCGCAAATGCGATAAGTAACATACTAGTGCAGCGGATAGTCTACGTTTTCCACTTCAGGCCTCCAGCACGCCCTACAGGTGCCGCAAATATTTCCCTGCTTTCCCGCGGGGCACGTGTGTGCGCTTTCCGTCCAACTTACCGTGCTAGTTTGTATGCCTAGGCGCTTTGCAAGGCCCGCTTGCGGCGGAAACTCGCGCTTTAGGGCGCTTAATCTTATGACAAGATTGCGGGGTTTCGGGCGTAGGGCGAGGGCCTCCCGTATAAAGCGCATTTCACGCGTAGGCAACCAGTGCGTGAAAAGCGGCGTTTGTTCGCATACGTCGAATATGGCGAGCACGTGTGCGGTGCTTTGCACGTCGCCGCTGTCGTGCCAGCGAAAAAACGGCGAAGTTTCGTTTGCGTTAATCTGCGCGGCCATAGCTTCCGCCCACACGTCGAGTGTTTGCGTCGTGTGTGCGTGCATCAACTTTTGATATCGTGCCTCGAGTGCGTCGCGCACGTTTCCGCGTCTATAGTTTCCCGACAGTGCGTAGCACTTAAAACAAGTGCTATTTGGGTTGCTCTGCAGTTTGCCGCCTGTCTTGCAACGCTGTGCGGGCAGGCTAAACCCGTGGCAAGGCATTTTACTTGGTTTGGAAAGCGTGCCGCAAATTTCAGCGGCCCGCTGATTAATCTCGCGCTTTGTTTGTTTCGGGCGCGAACCGTTTGTGTGTGTGTGTTTTGCTATCATAGCGACATAAAAAAAGAGGGCCCGAAGGCCCCCTTGCAATGGTTAACGATTTAACGTGCTAATTTAAACACACGCTAAATTTGCGTTCATTACCTGAGTAAGTGCCGCGCTTCGTTGCGGCGTGTGTTGCGGCGTTCCGCGCCATACGTTCGTAAACGCATTTTGCAAGCGCCATGCATTCTTTACACCGCCAAACTCAGCGTGCTCGGGCGTGTGCCATTGGTTTGCAACTTTGGCAACGTGTGACGGTGCACAAGCTCCCGCGCGTGCCGCTTGTATGATTATATCGTGTGCGCGTGCATCGTTTAAACGCGTGTTTTTTAGACGGTCGTTTCGTGCGTCGATAAGGCCCCGTGCTTCAATAAGGCGTGAGACTACTTCCAGCATACAGAGCTCCATGACGCGTAAACTCATTCCAGCCGTGTGCTTTCGGCCCAGCACGATTTCGTTATGGAAGCATAGATTAGAGCAAACAAACGGCGCGTCTCCCGCCATGATACCAGCACGAAAGGCTTTGTCGTGTGAGTTGCGAAGGCCCAACACACTTGCAACGTCTCCCGCCGCGCTTGGTATGTTGACTTGGAATAGGCCAAAGTAGCGAGCCCCGTCGCGGCCTAGTAAGTGAGCGCTTTGCACCACGTTGGCGCCGTGTGCGCGTGCCGCGTTTTCTAATGTTTCAATAAGGCGCCCGTGTGCTATTGGCCGCCAACTAGGTGTAGCGTGAGGCGTTTCAATAGCGCAAACGTCGTCGAAGGTTGCAAGCTTGTCCCCTTTCTTTTCAGGCCCGTGCGACATGATATTAAGGTTAAGCAGTTTAGGAGCGCTTGGTGCGAACTGAGTGTGTGTTTCGTTGATCATTTTATTATAAGGCGCTTTTCGTCGGTGCGCGAACCGTTTTATGTTTACGTGTGTGTTTGGGTGAGTGTGTGTTATTAGATTGCCAGTGTGTGCGTTGAACATTCAACGGTGCGCTTGGTCTTCTCTAATTGTGCGAGCGCTTGCATAAGTTCCGCTTGTGTTGTTTTAATATAGCCTAGGATATCGTCAACGGCGTCAATGTCGTCAAGATTGCCTTGCGTGTCTTCGACTATGTAGTGCAACTTAATCAACTGAGTGTGTGTGTCAGTTGCGTTATTAACTAAGCGGCGTGCATTTAGCAGTGCGATTTCTGAGTGTGTGTATTTCATGTTATGTTATTGTGTGTGTGTGTGTGTGTGTGTGTGATACGGGCAACTTGTTTCCGTTTCGGTGTGCAAATATGGTTTATTTACCAGACTCCTTCTCCCGCAAGCATCCACTCCCCCGCGAGCTCCCCCTTGTGCCGCTCGCGATATTGGCAAAAAGCCTGAGTTATTGGATGCGAGCAGTTAGCATCTACCCGCTCCGATGCACTAATTTTTTTGCCCATAGGGTCGATGATTCGAATTTGTATAACTGTATTTGTTTTCATATGTTTATTTTGTTATTGTGTGTTGTGTGTGTGTGTGTGTTGAGTAAACGCGCAAATGCAGTTGCTTCGGCGTCATATTGTGCGAGCCGTTTGTCAAGTGCGGCGAGATAAGTAGCGTGTTTTCTACGCTGTATAATAACGGCCAAGATAGAGACCGCTACGGTTAATAAGCATGTTGCAATGATCATGTTATGTTGTGTGTGTGTGTGTTATAAGTGCGGCGGACCGTCGCGGCCACCGTCGAGTAGATAGCGTGCGATGCGTTGCGGCATTTGCAAGCGCTAAAAAAGAAAAAACACCTATTGAAAAGAAGGTGCGCTTTTTGTCAGTGTGGTGCCGTGTGTGTGTGTGTGTGTTGCGTGCCACCTGCGCGTTGCGTTGCGTGTGTGCCGCCCGCGCTTCCATACAGCAGCGCACAATACGTATTATGTCTAATTCATACACACGGGCCCCCTTTTTCGTCGTTTGGCGGGCCCCGATGGGGGAAATCCCACACCCCCGCTAGTGCGTTACGGTCTCAGAAATTTTTACCAAAACCTAAGACCTTCTATACAAAAAGTAGCCCTCTCCACTAACACACCTTAGCAGAGAGGGCTTTCTTTTTATCTATTGAACTATACACACACAATAGTACACACACACTTATGTATAGAAATTTAAAAAAGTTACATCCATGACATATAGTTGTTCGATTTCTTGTTCTTATAGAACGAATTCTTGAAATTGTCCAGCTCTATGCGAACTAATTCCTCCTTTCGCTCACTTATTTTATCATCCGCATCCTGTGCCATCTGTTCAACCCAGTAATTACACGCTATAGACAACGCGTCCAAGCGGTCATCATGGCGTATAGAGCCTCTTCCACTTGTTATCCGCGTCATCTGATGGAACAACATGTAGTGCAACTGCTGTTCAGGAGGGTGGACTTGAGCACTTTTGTAGTCCTTTTCAATAACACTTGGGTCGATAACAAGTCTGTGACCTCCTAACAACGGCTCCAACGTGTCAATAATCCGCTTCTCTTTCTGGATATTATGTCTAACTTCCTCGATAGAACAGGGATAGTGTTCCTTTAGCAGTGGAGTGATGAGCTGAGTGAACATACCGTCACCAAAATTTGACTCCACAACGATCTTGTTGACCTTGTTTCGCTTGGCAATGTCTACCAATTCTAAAAGAGTCTTAGGATCGTAGCCACCTTGTAGACCTCCAGCCTCTGGGACGTAAAGGGTGCCGTTAAGCATCTTTGTTATTGCGTATCCTGTCTCGTCTTTTCCTCGACCAGACGGGTCAATGGACATAACAGAGCCAGTGTATGGCACCATATCTCCAACAATCTTCATCGGTCTATAGAAGCGGTCACCACGCAGCCCAACACACGGAAGGGATTGCTGTTCTAAGTCCGCACTGGCAGCCCAAACAAGCTTCTCGGGGGCTAAGTCGCGGTCTACATCGTGAATTATTAGGTTACGCAGTTTAAGTGGGAACCTATCTATATCAGAAAGGGACGGATTGAGCATAAATTGCAGAGCATATCCAACAGATCCGTAAGAGATCTTACGTTCGTTGAGGTCAATCTCCGTGAATCGACTCGGCTCTGTAGGAAGCGGAATAACCGAATCACTAACACACAGATCAGACACTGTTCCTCCGTAGACGTTGTCGTTTGTTTCTTGGGTCACCGTCTCAGAAGGCCACACTTTCAGGCTGTAGCCACGTTCTGTGAGCTTGCGGTAGACCGAGTCCTCACACTGAGGTGTTCCAAGGAAAAGGATCTTTGAGTCGTCATTAGGTTTCAAGATAGCGTCAAATTCTTTGATCTGTTCACTAAGCTTATCACGCATCCCTTGAGTCGCAGAGTTGGTCGGAACCTCGATGTCGTCAGCGATAATGATATCAGCACGACTACCTGTCAGCTGAGAGGTAATGCCAAGCGACTTCACAGAAGGGGCATGGGACGCAGGAGCCAAGCCTACGTCGAAGGAGACCTTACTAAATCTTTGGTCTGTTCTAGGCTTAAGATCCCTAAGAATTTCCAACTCCTGCAACAGTCTCAGCGTAAAAGTCGAGAAATCATCAGCACGAGTTTTAGAAGCCGAGACGACAAGGATATTTTTTGACGCATCGAGCAGAAGCTGATGCACCACAAAAGCAGAACAAATCCAACTCTTACCCACACCTCGAAAACC